AGAGGGTCGTGACTATAAGCTAAGAACTCCAAACTCCTACTATGTAATGACCAAGGGTGGTAAGTGGGGTATGATTGCATACTCTAATGAAATCCATAGTGTTATGATAGGGTACAAGAGGGGTAGATTTACTGGTGCAATTGGTGTATCTGGCTGGGTAAAAGAGAATCAGGATAAGTGGGAAAGCCTTCAGGAGATTGCAATCTGGAATGAGAAGGCATTTGAGAAAGCAAATCCAGATATATACTATAGTCAAAAATCGTATGCAGAGTTGAGCGTTAAGCCAAAGCATCGTGTTGGTGAGGGTATCTTTACAACATTATCTGCAAATCGTTATCATGTGGGTCAATCTCCAAAGATGGCTGCTCATGTTGATAGTGGTGATACTGATGCTGGTCTAACAACTATGTGTGTGTTTCGAGAAGGTGATTATGATGGTGCGTATCTTGCATTTCCACGATATGGTGTTGCGATTGATGCACCAGATAATAGTGTAATTATTGCAGACAGCAATCAGATTCATGGAGTAACTCCGATTAGTGGTAATGGACAGAGGTTTAGTTGTGTTGCGTATTGTGATCGAAGACTTGCAACTGTTGGTGTCGCTGGTAAGAGAGAAAAGTTAATTGGTAAATATGCCGTGGATGCAGCTGCAAGTTTAGAAGGATTCTTTTCTAAATGAGGATATATGATTGAATTAATCATACCAACATACAAAAGATTAGATAAACAAATTACTTTAAGTTCTATTCCTAAGAAGTTTCGAAAACATATAACGCTCGTGGTTCAGCCACAGGAAGAAGAAGGAGCTCTAGAGATACATCCTAAAATATTTGTTTTAAGTGGTAATGATATTGGTATTGCACGAACAAGAAAAGAGATTGCAAAAGAGTGGGGATGTAATAGAGGAGTAAGACATTGGGTATTGGATGATGATTTAAAAATCCTAAAGCATACTGAGGTGATGGGTGGTCGGTTAGAGAAATCTCCTATTAATGGTAGAACTTTTTTAGAATGTATTAATGAGATCGAAGCTGCAATGGATGAAGGATTTTCTCATGGTGGAATTGGCACCACTTGGATTAATCCTATGGGTAAGTATCCATATAATGATAACTTCAGGATTGTGACAAACGTTTTCTATGACGGTTCAGTGTTATGTAATCACTTTAAAAGGATAGATTGGTTATTGGATGGCGCAGAAGACTTTTATGTCAATCTGCAATTACTTACAAAAGGTGTGAAGAATAGAGTGATTTATAAGTTTACTACAGATCCAGGCAATTCGAATGCGGATGGTGGGTGCAGTACATACAGAGATATTGAATTCCATAATAAAGCATGTGCTAAACTTGTTGAAAAGTTTCCTGATTATGTTACATTGAGAATGAAGGTGTTGAAGTCTGGTCCTTGGAAAGGAATCGAAAAGGCTAGCGTTAATTGTAGATGGAAAGATGCATATAAATCTTCTCAAACTGCAACAATTATACCATTTTACCGATGATTGATTATTCGGTTATAAATAATATAGGCGGAAGGAGTAGCACAATGTCTGGTATTCGTTACGAGCTGAATTGGAAGGGGTCGTTTACTAATATAAAACCTAATGGCTATACTCTTAACCATGTGTTGTCTTATCGAGATACGTATGATAAGTATGGCATGCCACGTGATGTGAAGAAAACTATTGATAGAGATATCAATACTGTTAAAGCTTATCAGCGTGATAAGGATTCGGGTGGTGCAACAAGAGAATACTTTAAGGTTCTTCGTAACTACTATACATATGAAGGTCCTGATAATCCAGGCCTAAGACAATTGCAACGGTATATAAGGTTTATTAACCCAAAAGCAATTAAAGCTGTTATTGAGGATCTTAATCAGTTGAAGAAACTATTAAAGACTGCGGAAAATAAACCAGAATTTGAGGATTAATTAGTGACATATGCATATATTTGCGGAGAGTGTGATCATACATTTGAATCTACTCTATCGTTGAGTGAAAGGGAATTACCACTTAAAGAAGTGTGTCCAGATTGTGGCGTAAGTGGTTTTGTTAAGAGACATTATATTGGAGAGGGTGCTGTTGCCATTGATCCAGTGAGGTTAGGTAGGGTACGACCAGATAGAGATTTTAGGGATCACTTAGATAATATTCGTAAGAATCATGGTACTGCTCCACAACCAACCGCTGGTAATATTTCACGCAAGAGAACTGGCTCTCTTTGGGAAGATTAATGCCGAAGTACTTAACACAATTTGAATTTGAACGTATTGAAGCAGAAACTGCTTTGAAACGTAAGATGTGGACACCTGAGAAATTTATTAACGTTATAGAAGGTTATGCAGATAAGCATGATTATAGTATTCTTGAAGCTGTTCTTGAATATTGTAAGGAGAACGATCTTGATGTTGAGTTTGTTGGTAAGGAACTCTTATCACCAAGATTACAATCTAAACTTCAAGATGATGCTGAAAGCAAAAGGTTAATAACAAAGACTAATAGATTACAATTCGTATGAGTAATCATAACAGAGTTAAAGCAGATGCGTTTGATACCTATGTAATCTATAATGCGATTAAGCTAACATATGATGATTCATCTTCGTATGATTGGTTTAAGTATGGTGGTGGTATAAAGAAGAATAAAGAAACCTTTCTTAAGAGGAAGGATAAGAACCTCTACTATATTATTGCGAAGAAGTGTGATTATGATAAGGATATTGTTGCTGATTTTTTCTTTGTTACACTCTACAACGATCCAACCGTATGGCCCGGTAAGATAGAAAATCCTGATATATGGGAGTCATTTAAGAAGTATAAAGAGAATTTTAAAGTTAATTTTATAAATGAAGTTGTTCAAGTGATGAGATACATGAAGGTGAATGAGATTTCAATACTCGAAACTTTATCTAGTCAACAAGATACTCCACCGAAACTTATGGAACTCATCTATAGTGGTAGATTTACTCCTATGGTATTTCATGGGATAAATAGGGGTTGTGAACTACTGGATTCATGGATCAAACATGAAGAAGTGTTCAAACCATTTCTTGATAAGCCGATGAAGAGGTTAGAGACGTTTGATAAATTTATAAGAAAATACTCAGATTACTTGACAGACCGTGAGTTTTCTGATATAATACTAGAAACTATAATGAGGGAGGATTATACAACTGCAAAGAAGATATGACATATTAGGAGGCAAAGAAACTGAATATATAAAACAACAAAACTGATAAATTATGAGATATGTGAACAAAACGAATATATGGGAGAAAAAATATATGACATCAACATTATCTGAACTAAAACAGAGTCGCAAGAATCGCTTCGATAGTCTACGAACGAAGGTAGACAAGATGGATTCTAATCAATCCAATGCACCAGATGATCGATACTGGAAGCCAGAAGTAGACAACGCTGGTAACGGTTTCGCAATCATTCGCTTCCTCGATGCACCAAAGGGTGAGGATGTTCCTTATCAGCGTGTATTCACTCATGGCTTTCAAGGGCCGGGTGGATGGTACATTGAGAACTCACTCACTACTATCAATCAACAAGATCCAATCAGTGAGTATAACCGTCGTCTATGGAATTCTGGCGTAGAGTCTGATAAGGACATTGTACGCAAACAGAAGCGACGACTATCTTACATCTCTAATATCTATGTTGTGAAGGATGCTAGCAATCCACAGAGCGAAGGTAGGGTCTTTCTTTATCGATATGGTAAGAAGATTTTTGAGAAGATTAAGGATATGATGGAGCCTCAGTTTGAAGATGAGTCACCGGTAAATGTCTTTGATTTTTGGGAAGGTGCTAACTTCCGATTGAAGATTCGTCAGGTGGATGGATATCGCAATTACGACAAATCTGAGTTTGATTCTCCATCTGTATTGTTTGAGAATGATGCAGACATTGAGACAGCATGGGGTACAGAGCATGCTCTGCTAGAGTTTGTTGATAACTCTCAGTTTAAGTCTTATGATGATTTACTGCAGCGTCTTAATACTGTGTTGAGTTTTAACACTCAAGCATCTGAACTTTATCGTCCAGGCGATATCGTTACTGAGACACCTGATTCTCACGAGACTGCTCAAGAGAAGATACAAGAAGAGGTTTTTAGTAAGCCACTATCAGAGGATAGTGATGAGTATGATGACTTGTTGAACAAACTATAAAATTATAATACTTTGATTGAAGAGGTAGTGGAGAAATCTGCTACCTCTTTTTTTTAGTGGTTATGATAGTCTTG